TAAGTTACAAATGACTGCACCGAATGGTGTGTTTTATGCTTTTTTTGATTTAGAAAATGGAGCTGTAGGAAATAGAAATACAAACAATGTATTTATTGAACAATACCCAAATGGTTGGTACAGATGTGCGATATCTGTTTTTTACAATTTAAGTACAAGTGGCACTTATAATTGTGGAGTTAGATTAGCCGAAGACAACGGAGATGATTACATACCAAGAGACGGACAAACTTATATTTATGCTTATGGTGGTCAAGTTGAAAAACGTGATTTAGGCGACGGAAATTTAAGTCCGACTTCATACATACCAACATTGGGTAGTATAGTAACAAGAAACGCAGAGACTACTAAAAAACTAAACGTATCTAATTACATCAATAGCAAAAAAGGTGTATTGTATGGCGAGTACGCTATGGGTACAGAAAATTTAGGTGGTGTACTAAATAGAATAAACATATACGGAACAGGAACTGCTGATAGAATTTCGATAGGGTACTATGCAGGAAGGACCAAATCAGATACGAGCCAAATATGTTAAAAACTCATCAGAGGTTTACGATACTATTGGCATATTTGAGGGCGATGAAACCGAGTTTATTAAAGTTGCATTTCGTTGGCAAGAGGGGTTGCATACTTTGTATGTAAACGGACAAAAGATTAAAGAAACAACACCACCAAGTTCTGCTACGTTTAATGATAATGCTTTGGAAAAAATAATCTTTGGTAGACCAGAGGAAGACCATTGTTTTAATGGACATATAAAAGAGGTTATGGTTTTTGACGAATTACTGTCAGATAGCCAAATGAATGAATTGACAAGCGTATGACACATATATTTAAAAAATACGAGTTTGAAACGCAAGAAAAAGCGCACGAAAGAATTGAGGATTTAGATTCAAGACACGTTTTTGTTGAGTTGGGTTTTATTGTGATTGAGGAGCCTACGTTTGATGAAAATGAGGAGATAGTTACAGAGGCAGTTTTTAGCGATATGTACTCGGTTGATGTATTGTGGCAAAAAGATTTGATTACAGATGAGAATGGAGAACTTGACGAGCCATATGGTTGGAGGTCAAAAGAAATAGTAACAGACGGCAATGGTGCTCATACCTTTGCAGGTTATAATTACACAAAGGAATGAATTTAACAGATTTAAAAATATATGCATTGAACGGAGGGGCATTGGTTTTTTCTTTTACGCAAGTTGAAACAATATTAAAAATAGTTGTATTACTTTTAACGATAGGATATACCATACAGAAATGGTGGTTAATGAATAAAAACAAATAGATTATGGCACTACCAACAGGTTGGGGAGATATTTATTGCAAATCGGAATGGGGAGACGAAAGTAACAAATTTGCCGTTCCAGAGTTTCCAGAGTTTTGCGAAATTATACAAGGTACTTGTGGGAATTCATATACCTATACAGGAAACCAAGATTACCCAGAGAGATACGTTTTTAATTTAGGAGTCACAGGTACATCTACATTGACATATCAAGCCTACAATATACCAGACAAATGGATTATTGTACAGGACGGAGTTGTTATTTTAGATACAGGGTACAGAGGTAGCGCAACATACCAAACGGATTTAAATAATGCTTTGGCTGACAGGGGTTTACCTCCAGAAACAATACAAGGTGTTGGTAGTGGATCAGCTACATTTACTGTTAGTTCATTGAGTCCAATTTATGTTTACGTTTACGCACCTGTTGGAGGTACGTCATTTGAAACTACAATTAGTTGTCCAATATAAAATATAAATTATGGTTAAGGGATTGAGAAATTTAGCAGATTGGTTGGAGGTTAAGAATTGCCAAGCAGGTCAAAAGTGGAACGAATTTCTGGATAAAAGAAAAGTAAAGGTACATTACTGCAAAAATTGTATATGCGAAAAATAAAAAAAATAATTGTTCACTGTACGGCTACAAAAAAGGATCACGATGTTACGGTTGAGGATCTACGAAAGTGGCACGTTGAGGAGAGAGGTTGGAGTGATATAGGTTACCATTTTTTTATCGATTTAAAAGGAGAGGTACACGAGTGCAGACCAATCGAGAGAACAGGTGCTCACGTTAAGGGAGAAAATCACGACAGTATTGGAGTCGCTTATGCAGGAGGTTTGGGAGATGATGTAGCTTGGCACGACACAAGGAATGAGGCACAAAAAACGGCATTAGAAGACCTTTTGTGCTATTTAAAGGTATTATACTCCCAAGCAAAAATTTATGGGCATAGGGATTTCAGCAATAAGGCTTGCCCAAGTTTTGATGCGAGAGAAGAGTACGAATGGATCAGCAACCAATTTTAGTATGGATTTTGAGTTTGGCATTATTGTTTTATTTCCTAACCAATTTTTATTTGGTGTTTCTTATTTACCACCAGAGGGCGATTTCAAATATGAAGAGATCAACATTTATTTAGGTATTATACAAATTCAATATAGGTGGCAATGAAAAAAAATATTTCAGCATTTATACAAAGAGTAAGAAAAAAACGCAAGGGTGTGCATTCTAAAAATGCGAGTAAAGGTCAAACAGGATATAAACAAAAATACAGAGGACAAGGCAGATGAAAAAAATACTTGATTGGTTTAGTGGAGGAGTTATTAAACAAATTGGCGATGTCATTGATGACCTTTTCACAAGTGATGAGGAGAGAGCAAATGCTAAAATTAAAGTTCTGGAGGTTTTAAAGCAACAACAATTAGAGTTGCAGAAATTACAGACAGAGATTATTGTAGCAGAGGCAAGCGGAAATTGGTTACAGAGATCGTGGAGACCAATATTAATGTTGTCTTTTGGTTTTATTGTTATTTATGTGAAGTTTGTTGCACCTTTATTTGATCTTAAAATACCAGAATTAGAAAACGAGTTTTGGGATTTATTACAGATTGGAATTGGTGGCTATGTGATCGGTAGGAGCGCAGAAAAAATAGCAGACAAGATTACAATTAAAAAATAAACTTGACTTTTTAAATTTTTTTATATATCTTCGACATCTATTGTATCAATTTTTTTTCGATATAAAGAGAAAAAACCAGATATATTGAGATAAATACGCAATAACTATATAAAATTATGAATTTAAAACTCACTATCCAACATTTAGGAAAAAAAGAAAGTAAACACGATGCCGACAAGGATATGTATTTTATTTCTTTTAAAACATACAATGCTGAAATTTCTGGTAAATTTGAACGTAGTGAAATACGACACATTATTCAGCAGTTAGATAACGCAATTTAATGCCAAGAAAACCAAGCCGTAAAACATTAGTCAATAAAGCAGACAAGGTATTTTCAGAATACATACGGAGGAGGTATGCAGACGATAATGGAGTAACGGAGTGCTTTACCTGTGGAAAAAATGATCATTGGAAAAAACTACAATGCGGTCATTTTCAATCCAGAAAACATTACGCAACTCGTTGGAACGAGGAGAATTGCCAAGTACAGTGTGCAGGTTGCAATGTGTTTAGATATGGAGAACAATATACGTTTGGCAGAAATTTAGATATTTATGTTCGTGAGGGTTTGGCAGAGGAGTTAAACATATTAAGCAACAAGATCGTGAAATATGACAACCACGATTTAATGTCATTAATCGAATATTACCAAAATAAACTTGCAGACTTATAATTTTTTACTATATTTGATTGTCTTTTAAGTTATCTATTAACTACGGAAAGGAGGTTAACCAATTGGTTGCCTCTTTTTTTTTTGAATTTTTTTTACAAAGTGCTTGTATTATTAAATTTTTTTAGTATCTTTAACGTATTAATAATTTAAAAGACAAATAAAATGACACTATTTCAATCAACAACAGGGAGACAAAATATTCTTGTTTCAATCGACTTAAACCAATTAGAGTTAGAAACTAAACTTTGGGATTGGTTAGAACACAAACACACAGAAATTTTTTGGGACATTGAGATGCACGAGGGTGGATCAATTAGAGTTGATGCTGATACTATTGAGTTCAGCGGAGACAATGGGATTTTCACATTGGAGGCAGTAGAAACAGAAACAATTTAAAATAGATAATATGACACATATAGAGGATTTAATGAGATTAAAAGATGCAAGGATTGAAGCGATGAGCAGAGAGATCCAGAAACTAAATGATAAGATTGAGTTTTTATCTGCACAATTAGAAATTGCAAAACAAGTAACATTTAATAATTAATAAAATGAACAAAAACAAGTTAGTAGATTTATACAGAAAATATGAATTAGAAAAGGAGGACTTTTTTAAACATCAACACTACACAATTATTACAAGACAAGGTATTGATAAGATACAGGCAATTGAACAGATGTCGATTGATTATGAAGTGATAAGATGTGAGCCAAGTTTCGCGGTATTTAAAGCAATCGCAACCAAAGCAGATAAAACAATACAAACGTTTGGATCAGCATTAAAAGGCGAGGGATATAAGGACGGCAATACCAATTCGTGGTATGTTGCGGAAATGGCTGAAAAAAGAGCAATGAGCAGAGCGGTGCTTAAATTGACAGGCTTTTATGAATTAGGAGTTTTTGGAGAGGACGAAAGCGAAAGTTTCCAGAAACCAAAAAAAGGTCAAACTTACGGTAGTAAACCAACTATTCAGAAAATTAATAAATAACATAAATTAACATAATAAATAACATAGATATGAGTAAAAGTAGCGAATTAGTAAAAGGAATGTTTATAAATGACGGCAACGTTGAATGGGTTAAAATGGAGTTAGCTTTTAAGGTTGACGAATTAGCGAAAATGTTAGTTGAGTACAAAGACGTTTTTGAAGCCAACAAAGGTTACGGAAAGATCCAGATTTGCGAAAGTAAAGCAGGGAAACTTTATGCATCACTTTCAACATTTAAACCGACACCTAAAAATGATGTAGCAGTTGAGGATCATTTGAAAGGTCGAGAAGAGGAGGCAGACCTGCCTTTTTAATTTAATTTAAGAAGAGGAGAGCTTAACGGCTCTCTTTTTTTTTGCTTTTAATTTGTATATTCAAAAAAATTTAATAATTTTATAAAAAAACCAAAAAATGTTAATAGATTTCAACACAGTAAAAGACAAACTAAATAAGATACGAACAGGAGAAATTAAAGAGGGCGAAAAAATTGGAGTTCCTGCAATAGATGACTACATCAGATTTAAAGAGGGGAATTTTAATGTAATTTTAGGACACGCAAATGTTGGTAAAACAACAGTGATCCTTTACCTAATGTTAGTTTTTGCTAAACGGCTAAATAAGAGGTGGCTAATTTTTAGTAGTGAGAACGAGCCACATAGTATTTTGCGAAAGTTGGTTGAGTTTCTGGAGCAGAAACCAATAACAAAAATAAGTGAGGAGGTTTTTAATAGTCATTTGGATTTTATTAGTGGCTATTTTAAAATTATTGACAATGGGCAGTTGTACACATATAGACAAATTATTGAGTTGGCAACGGCATACAAAAAAGCGTGGGACTATCAAGGGTTGCTTATTGATCCGTACAATAGTTTAATTAAAGATAATGAACTTATGAAGAGTTTAGGAGGTCACGAATATGACTACCAAGCAACAACAGAGATGAGAGTTTTTAGCAAAACATATGGAGTTACAACGTGGTTAAATACTCACGCAAATACCAATGCGTTAAGACAGAAACACCCTATTGGGCACGAGTATGTCGGACACCCTATACCACCAATGGCATCAGATGTTGAGGGCGGCGGAAAATTTGTTAATCGTGCAGACGATTTTATTGTAATACATCGCTACATACAACACCCTGCGGATTGGATGCAAAGCCATATTCACGTTAGGAAAGTCAAGGAGATTGAGACAGGAGGCAAACCAACATCAATAGATGAGCCAATAAGGTTTCGCAGTATGGTTGGCAATGTGGGTTTTGAGATCAACGGAGAGCCGATATTGGAAAAGCCGATAAGAGAAGAGTTTAAAAAATTAGTAACAGTATGAAAACACCAAAAAAATATACAGTCGATCAAAGGATCAAAAGAATTGAAAAAGCGATTGCAGAGTTGTACATTTTAGTCCATAAAATTATAAATAAAATTGAACCAGACGAAGAGGAATAACGTTATTACATTGTTAGCACAGGACCACGATAAGTGGGTACGGATTGCCAAGTCATTTGGAGCGGATAGCGTTGCAGAGGATATGGTGCAGGATATGTATATTAAAATTTATAGTTGGAAAGGAAAGTATAACAAGACGTTGATGTTTAATGAAACAGAGGTCAATTATTATTTTGTTTTTAAAGTTCTGCGTAATATGTTTCTGGATCAGTCAAAGAAAAAAAAGAGAATTATTTTTACAGACGAAATTCACAATGAGCCATTTGTTTTGAATGGAGGTTTTGAATATGAAGAGAGATTACAGGAAATTAAGGAGGACATAAAAAAATGGCATTTATATGAAATTAAAATTTATGAGTTGGTTTTTCTGGAGGGTTGGAATATGTCGCAACTTGCTGAAAAAACAGGGATTGATTATCACTCCATACGGAGAACAGTTTTGAAAATTAAAAAGATGTTAAACCAAAAAATAAAAAAATGAGAATAACAATTACACAGGAAGAAAAAAACAAGGTTTGGGAGTTTCTTAAAAATAATGACATAGGAAACAGAGGAGACTTTGACGGAAAAAAAGTACATCAATATATTGGACTTTTGGGAGAAATGAAAGTACACCAATTATTCAAGCAGGATTTTGAGTTTAAAAATGATTTTGACGGAGGTTACGATATGATGCTCGGAGACAAAAAAGTCGATATTAAAACAATGGGCAGAAACGTGAATATGCGACCAGATTATGTACACAATTTTTCTGGATTGCAAAAACATTTCAAATGTGACATTTACATATTTGCTTCATTGAATAAAAAGACAAGCGATGTTACTGCTTGCGGTTGGGTTACAAAGGAGGAGTTATTTGAGAGAGCCGAGAAGTTTAAAAAGGGAACGAAGAGGCAAAGAGACAACGGAACGTTTACAGTTTTTGGTTGCACTACATATGAGATCAAAAATAAAGATTTAAACGATATAACAAAATTGTTATGAGGTTGGGAGATTTAGTTTACTATTTTACAAAATATACAGGCATTCGTTGGATCGTAAAAAAACTCACAAAAGTTTTTGGATATGAGGATTGCGGTTGCGATAAGAGGCGAGAAGAGTGGAACGAAATTAAAATTGACAGATTGGACAAATGGATAAAATAGACAAAAAAGATTGGGAGAAGTTTAGAAGTAGCCAAAAAAATGTATTAAGTAAAAAGGAGTTTACAATGGTTTGTGAATTACACGCAAAGTATTTTAATCATACCTTTTATAAACCTTGTACCTGTAGCCCTAAAACAATAAAGAGTTGGATTGCTCAATTAAATGATATTTATGAGCAAGATAAAAACAACTAATAAATTTGAAAAAGCATTTGTCTTAATGTTGAATACATTTGACGATTGGCAGTTGGAGTGGGTTGGAGATAAGAATTTGTGCTACGATGCGATAGGTGTTACACCAAAGGGAAACAAATGCGTTATTGAGATGAAGTTTCGCAAAAAGTATTATGAGACCAAAATGCTCGAAAAAAAGAAATACGATACATTAATGGAATTGGACTCCGATATTGTAAAGATTTATTTTGTTAGTGATCCACAAGGTAGCTATTGGTTTTGGTTGGATAAATTAAAAGACATAAAAGTTTTTGAGAAGAGTTGCCCTACGACTTCATATTGGGGAAACAATAAAATTCAAAAGGAGGTTTTTTTATTAAAAGAGGAACTTGCAAGTATTGTGGACAAGGTTGGAGAGGATAGAGTTAGCATCTGGAAAGATTACTTTAACAAAAAGAAATAACATTTTTTTTACCTTTTTTTATTAAAAAATTTTGATAAGTCGTTTATACGTTTTATATTTGTCAAAGAATTAATACTTAAAAGATAAAAAGATGAATTTAAAAGTTACAAAAAGAGCATACGTTAAAATGGTAGAAACTTATGCTATGAATGGTTATGACATTTCCGATTTATTAAACCCAACCTATAAAAATATAGATGCTCAAAAATGTGTTGATATTGTTAATCATATTTTAGAAGAGCATAACGGAGCAGATTTTTGGGAGTTTGAGGAAAAATTAAAGTTAGACGATTTAAAATATTAAGATAATGGACAAGATATTTGAAACGTTTGGCTACCATATGGATATTATGTACCAAAATAAATATTACGGAAGTATTAAGTTAGAAAATCCAGACAGAGAGACTATGGGTTACTGTGGTCGCAAAGAAATGGTGCTGACAGAGGATTGGAGTTACAAGAATAAAAAATTAAAAGCAGGGACAAAGGTTGTTACAGAGTTGTACCCACTATGCGGAAAGATCAAAGGAGATTTTAAAAAGAAATTAGAAGTATTACAAAATAGTAGAATAGTTTATAACAATTAATTTAATAGATATGAAGACACAATTTATCGAGATTTACGAAAAGGAGTTAAAAGATGCTAAATGGGAATTAGATTACCATACATCAAAGGTTGAAAAAGCAAAGTGCTTGATTGAGTTATTTACCAAGAAATTGGAGGAGGCAAAAGAAGAGTTAAAGTTGCAAGAGGCTTTTGGAGATGAATGCTAAAATAGACCTATTAAAAGATATGGAGTACTTAACTGACATTGAGATGTTGAGTACTCTTATTCTGGATCAATGCAAGAAAAAAGAAACCCCTACTTTGACCGAAATGAGTAAAGCCATAGCAAGGATTTTCTTTTACGTAAACAACCTGCAAATGGATCGTAAAATGTACGACAAGGCAATGAGTCAATACAGAGAGGATAAAAACAGAGCCGTATTAAGATCCAGAAAAGCAGAGATAAAAATTGAAGAGTTGGAGAGAGAATTAAAAATTTGGAAAAAAATTTAACAAAGTGCTTGTTATATTAAAAAAATTTAATATCTTTAACGTAGTTAATTAATAATTCAAAAGACAAAAAAATGAATAGATTTGAAAATTTACAAGAGGCAATCGAAATGATCGAGGAGGCAAAAGAGTTAATCGATCAGACGTTGAGAGGAACAGAGTATTACAATAACTATAAAGCGTATGGTTGTTACGGATTGGATCAAGCGTTGGGTAACGGCAACAGATATGACAATTCACTTTATCAAATAATGGAAAACTTATAAAAATGGAGATAGTAGATTACGGAAACCCTGCTTATGAGCCAGATTACGAATGCAGTTTTTGTGGAAAGCCAATGTACGATGACAAGCAGTATTGCAGTGGGAGTTGTTTTGAGGGCGATATGAGATAATTTAAAAGATAAAAAAATGAAAACATTTAAAAAATTAGAAACAGGACTTTGGACGTACATAGATAAGACAGGACACGTTCACGTATTAACAAAAGAGGAATTTATTAATTTTAATCAAATAGGGCTTTGGTGGTCTGTTGTTAAAAAGAAATACTTTAAAAAATGAAAATTCAATTATTAGATCAAAAGAAATACGACAAGGCAAAAGTCATTGAGAGAATGACAGACGATGAGTTTTATTACGGAGAGTTAAACAGACTTGCGTTGAGTAGCAGTAGCATAAAGCTATTGGTTGATAGTCCAAAGAAATACCATTACATTACCAAGTATGGACAAGCAGAGAGTCAAGGATTGAGAGACGGAACGTTGTTACATACCTTAATATTAGAGCCAGAGAAGTGGGAGAAGTTTCATTTTGTAGATGTGGCAAGTAAGAATGCAAAGGCATACAAGGAGGCAAAAGCAGAGTTTGGAGTTGTATATACGAGAACAGAAAAAGAGAATGCGGAGAGAGTCGCTGATGCTTTATTAAAGAATGAAGTTGCTTTGCGAATGTTAAGCGGTGCGAGTTTTGAGGTGCCGATATTGGGCGAGGTTATGGGTGTACCGTTCAGAGGGAAAGCAGATATACTAACTAACAAAGGGATCACAGACATTAAGACGACAAGCGACATCAAGGCATTTCCTTATTCAGCAAAAAAATATGGTTACGATATACAGGTGTACCTTTATTGCAATTTATTCAATGTTCATTACTCGGATTTTAAATTTCTGGTTATTGACAAGGGGAGTTTAGACATTGGAGTTTTTGATGTGAGTGAGGAGTTTTATTTGGAGGGCGAAAGGAAAGTACAATACGGAATTCAGATCTACAAAGATTTTTTTACTTCTGGAGAGCCAGAGTTGGACAATTATATTATTAACGGAACATTATAAAAATGAATTTAAAAAAGACAATAAATGATTTTAGTTTTGAATTTAACCTAAAACTATTTAAACACACAAGGAAGAGAGAATACGTTGAGGCGAGAGCAGTTTTTTATTATTACCTATACACTTATTGCAGAATGAGATTAACAGACATAGTTAATGAAGTTGAGAGATCAACAGGATATAGACCTAACCACGCAACAGTATTACACGCAATAAAAAATTACCCTGTTTATATAAGATTTAACAAAGATCTGGAAAGTAGATTTTTAAAATATTTGGATAGCGTAGGAGGTCAAAACAATAGAGTTGCTTTTATTCAGAGTGCTTTACCTAAACTAAATAATAGTGATGTTGATGCGGTGTATGACATAGTGCAGACGGCATACGAAGAGGTTAGGGCAGAAGAGATTGAAGTTATAAAATAAATTTAAAAAATCGTTATAGAGTTATGCAAATCAAAAAAGTAAAAATAACAAGCGTTAAACCAAACAAGGCTAACCCACGAATTATTAAGGATTTCAAGTTTGGGAAATTAGTTAAGAGCATACGACAATTTCCAGAGATGCTAAAAATACGACCAATAGTAGTAAACAAGGACAATGTTATATTGGGAGGAAATATGCGTTACAAGGCAAGTCTGGAGGCAGGTTTAGAAGAGGTTTACATTATACAAGCCAAAGATTTAACAGATGAACAACAACAAGAGTTTATTATTAAAGATAACGTTGGTTTTGGCGAATGGGATTGGGACCAACTAGCGAATGAGTGGGACACCGACAAATTAAGCGATTGGGGTGTAGATGTACCCTTTACTGATGAAGAGGTTGAGGAGATGACTAACCCAGACAATATAGACACAGAAAATATATTTGCAACTGAATTAGATGCGGAAAGCAATTACCTTGTTTTGAAGTTCGACAAGGACATTGATTGGTTACAGGCTAAAACGATATTTGGATTACAGACAGAAACTGCGAGGCGAGCCAATGGTAAAGAATGGAGCAAAGGAACAGGACGAGTACTTAATGGAGTTGAAGCTATAAACAGAATTAAGAATGAGAGTTAAATTTTATGCACCAAGTTATAAAAGACCAGAGAAGAGTATTACACAAAAAAAATACCCTTTTGTCAAATTAGTAGTCAAGGAAAGCGAGGCAGAGGCATATAGGAAAAATGGCAACGATATTGTTGTTTGTCCAGATAGCGCACAGGGAAACCTCTGCAGAGTTAGAAATTGGATATTAGACAACTTGTTTGACGATGCTGATTGCCTTGTAATTTTGGACGATGACTGCTCTGGAGTTGGGAGGTGGCAAGATCAAAAGAAAAAAGTTTTTAAGCCAGAAGAGTTGGAGGAGTTTTGCGAGAATGCATCAATACTTTGCAATGAGTTTGGTTTTAAGTTTTGGGGGTTGAATTGTGTAACGGACAAAGGAGCATACAGGGAGTACTCGCCTTTTGGAACATTACAATACATAGGTGGACCATTTCAAGCGCACCTTAAAAATAAAATACGATACGATGAGGCATTACCTTTAAAAGAGGATTACGATATAACATTACAACACATAAAAACCAATGGAGGTTGTTTGAGATTTAATTTTGCTCATTACCAAGTTAAACAATCAGAACAGGCAGGAGGTTGTGCGGCATACAGAAATTTAGATTACGAAAAGAGTCAATTTTTTGATTTACAAAGAAAATGGGGGAAAGATGTTATTAAAATGGATAACACGAGCAAGAGAAGTTTTGATTACAACCCAATAATGAAAGTGCCAATAAAAGGAATGTAAATGAACAAAACCGAACAACATAAAAAAGCAATAATTCAAGCATTGGAGCAAAGTTTAGGAGTTGTAACAACGGCTTGTAAAAAGGTGGGCATTGGTCGAACACAATTTTACCAATGGTTAAAAGATGATCCAGATTTCAAACGAGAGGTTGAGGACATCAGCAATATAACATTAGATTTTGCAGAGAGTCAATTACACAAACAAATTCGAGAGGGTAGCACATCGGCTACTATTTTCTATTTAAAGACCAAAGGAAAAAAGAGAGGTTACGTTGAGAGGCAAGAGATTACAGGATTTGAGGGGACTAAACTTTTTGATGTTGAAATAATTAAAAAGATTGAAGACGAAGATACGGAGTAACGTAGTTTACGAACATTTACAAGATAGTACAAAAAAGATTGTAGTTGAACAGGGAGGCACAAGATCTGGAAAAACCTACAACATCTTATTGTGGCTTATATTTGATTATTGCGTAAAGAATGAGGGGAAAACAATTACGATAGTACGGAAAACATTTCCTGCAGTTCGTGGGACTGTGATGCGAGATTTCTACGATATACTCAAACAGAACAATCTATATTTTGAGGAGTTACATATTAAGAGTACACACGAGTATTACTTAAACAACAATCGTGTTGAGTTTATTAGTTTGGATCAACCTACCAAGATACGAGGACGAAAAAGAAACCTACTATTTATAAACGAGGCGAATGAGTTGAATTTTGAGGATTGGCAACAGTTGATATTCAGAACAACAGAAAAAATAATTATCGACTACAATCCAAGTGAAGAGTACCATTGGATATATGACAAGGTATTAACAAGGGAGGACGTAGAGTTTTACCAAACTACATACAGGGACAATCCGTTTCTGGAGTCCACTTTGATTGATGAGATTGAGAGATTAAAAAATATTGACGAGAACTATTGGAGGGTTTATGGCTTGGGAGAGCGTGGTAAGAGTCGTGCTCTGGTGTTTAATTTCAATACTGTACCCAATATACCACCCAACGCAAAACTAATCGGCAGAGGGCTTGATTTTGGTTTTAGCAACGACAGTACGGCATTAGTAGAAACCTACGTTGAGGGAGACAATATGTATGCAAGGGAGTTGATCTACCGAACAGGAATGACAAACCAAGATATTGGGAGAGAGTTGCAGAGGTTAGGATTAGATCGGAGGGACGAGATCTGGTGCGATAGCGCAGAGCCGAAGAGTATTGAGGAGCTATTTAGAATGGGCTTCAATGCAAAGAAAACATACAAGGGTGCTATTAATTTGTCTATTGATATGATACGGAGATATAAACTCCACGTTACAGAGGACAGTATTAATATGATCAAAGAGTTAAGAAACTATAAATATATTGAGGACAAGAATGGACAATTAACTAATAAACCAATCGATGCCTTTAATCACTCGCTTGATGCCCTGCGTTATTCTATTGTCAATAAGTTAGGCAGACCAAAATATGGTACTTACGCAATACGTTAGTAAAATTTTTTTTTATTTTTTTTTGCTTTATGCTTGTTTTATTAAATTTTTTTAATATCTTTGTATTGTAATTAATTAGAAACTTAAAAAACAATATTATGAGTGCAGAATTTAAATTAAACTACATTGAAAACAAATTAAGAAAATCTGGAAACAGATTACCAAATTCAGAAATAACATTTATTGCAAGTAAATTATTGCAAAAATGTAATGAAATGAATAAGTCAATTTACGATTTAGAAATAATATAATTAACAAACAATGGGGGTGTAAAAACCCCCTTTAAATTAAAAGACAATGAGAACAGAAATAGAAATTATTAGAACAGATGAAGTCAATCACAAGGCAGAGATCATTGGGTTAAACAATGACAAGGTTACGATTAACAATATAACAAAGGGAGTTATTGAGTTTTGGGATCTGGAGGACTTAAAACAATGTTTAAAATTTGTATAACAATGGATCTGGAGTTACTTAAACTATATAACAAGGCATTTAAAATGTTTCCAAATAGCAAACAACAATTAGATGTTAGAAAAAAAATACAAAAAAAGTTGTTAAAAAATTTGGATAAGTAAAGGGAACGTATTATATTTAACGCAAGATAATTAAAAAAAAGACAATGAATTTTACAAATCAATTTCCAAAAAAAGAGATCACGATCGAAACTACAAAGACAATCGGATCATTAATAGCAGACCACAAGGCAGTCGTTCATTACAGAGATTATAAAGGTTACAAGGATAGCGTTGATTACATAAAGTTGGAGGGGGACAAGAATGCTTGGTACGATATAAAAGCAGATTTCTTATACGACACTTTAATGGATCGAGTAAAAGATATTTACACAGATAGTTTTGGCAGAGTAATGAATGTTACTAAAATAAATTAAAAATAATTATTAAAAAATTTGGATAAAACTATTTAACGTATTATATTTAACGTATAATAATTTAAAAGATAAAAAAAATGGAGTATTTAGATTTTGTAGTAAAAGTAGTAAGAACAGGAAAAAAATTAACAAAAGACCAAATGCAGTTTGCTTATGCAATGTTTCACAAAACATTTGGAGAGACACCAGAACAATCAGCGAATAGCGTTTTACAATTAGATAGATTATAATAATAACAAAGGGGGTTAATAGCCCCCAATTAAAAGACAAAATAATGAAAACAATTAAAAGACAAATTTTAGAGTTTATTAGTGAAGAGTTGGAACTTGACATTAACAGAGAAGAGGTCAAGGAGTTTGAAAACTCGTTAAATTCAGAGAATGATTTTTACATTGAGATTGACGGAAACGAGTACAGAGTAATTAATGCAGAAACTATTTGGGAGACCTTTGTTGAGGAGATACAAAATACAGTTGAGGAGTGTTATTTGGGAGGTACTGATTTAGACAAATATTGGTGGATTGAGTTAGATTGGGAGAAGACGGCAAAAAATTGTTTAGATGCTGACGGATATGGACATCACTTTTCTGGATATGACGGATCGGAATTTGAGTACACATTTGGAGAAGAGGACTATTACATATTTAGAACAAATTAATGAGCAAGATTGAACAGAGAGTCATTGATCGTATAAACGAGAGGGCAGAGATAGGAAAAAAGAAGTACGGAGTTACTATGGAGCGAGGCGACCTATCTTTGTCCGATTGGCTCAAACATCTGCAGGAGGAGTTAATGGACGCAACAGTTTACATTGAGAAGTTATTACAAGAAATAGAAAATTTAAAAAAATGAGAACACAATTAGATGATTTAAAGGGCGAGTTAAAAGAAGTTAATAAACAAATTGATTTAATGGTCGCTTACACACCCAGATCAATAACATTGACAGGGTTGAGAGATGAGAGGGACAGAATAATTAGTTACATAAACAATATGAGATGACAACAAAAGAGAGATACGAACAACACTTAAAAAGATCAAAGGAGTACGATTTAGAGTTCCAGACATTATTACAGGAATTAGATATTACACGACTAAAAAAAGATAGGTTGCAGATATTATTTGAATGGTACGGACATTCGAGATCGATGCAATCAAAAGAATACCAACAGTTAAAATTAGAAAAATGAAAGAGGAACAAATATACATAGACAGAACGGAGTCGCTTTGGGGAGGTCAAAACGGAGAAGTTAATATGCAATTAGAAGACGGAATTATTATCACATTCAATGCTTATAATTTAATGAATGATTTACCAAGTATTGTGCAACTAACCTTTGATGAGGTTGCTCACGAAAAAAGATTTATACAAGAAAAATACAAGGAATTAGCGAAATTTATTACAAAGTAGATTAGTTTTGTTTTTTAAGTTGAAGAGGGGTTACAGAGATGTACCCCTTTTTTTGTACATTAGATCTAAAATAAATTTAAAAAATCGTTATACAATTATGGAAGTAGAAATTAACATACCACAGAGTTTAGATGACATCACATTAAAGCAGTACAAGGAGTACGAAAAAATCATTAAGTCAAACAAAGACGATAAAAATAGTGAGAGGTTTATTTACCTTAAAATGATTGAGATTTTTTGTGGTTTACCTTATGAATATGCTAACAAAATGCGTTTAGTTGATTTTGAGAGGATCGTTACACAGATAACGGATATACTCATTAAACAACCAAAGTTAGTTACTAAATTTAAAATGGGCGATAGCACGTTTGGTTTTATTCCAGATTTGGAGGAGATGACCTACGGAGAGTATGTTGATCTGGACACTTACATTCACGATATGAATAACATTGAAAAAGCAATGGCGGTATTGTACAGACCAATAGTAAAGGAGCATAAAGAAAAGTATTTAATTGATGAGTACAAGGGAGATTTATTCCACGAGGCTATGCTAAATATGCCGATGTCTGCAGTTGTCAGTAGTGTGGTTTTTTTTTGGAGTTTAGGAATAGATTGCACGAGCGTTATGATGAACTATTTGGAGGAGGGGGAGAACAAGGAAGCACAACGACTTCTACGGCAGGATTTGGTAAAAAATGGGGATATTACCAATCTATCTACACACTCTGTAATGGAGACATTACGAAATTTGAAAATGTGACAAAATTAAATGTTAATTTCTGTTTAACGATGTTGGCATTCAAAAAAGACAAGGCAATGATCGAAGACAATAACATTAAGAAAAAATTTAAATAATGGCAGTAAATGAATATCAAGGAGCAAGGAGTTATATTGATGTAATAGAAATTTTACGAGATACGGCTTTGGCTAATAAGAACATAAACACCTTTACTGTTGGGGACATTTCAGGAGGTTGATTTAAATAAACAAACTATTTTTCCTTTGGCTCACACGATAGTCAATACGGCACAATTTAGTAGCACGATTATTACCTACAATATTACCGTTTTATTTATGGATATTGTACATAACGATAGCACAGAAAATGAGCCAACAATCTATTCGACAGATAATGAGAATTACGTTTTAAATACAATGCTAAATGCAGGAAACCATATTACAGACGAGTTCAATTCTGGAGATCTAAATGACGGCAATACAAGGATAATGAGGGAAACAGTAGTTGCAGAGCCGTTTAAAGACAGATTTGAAAATCTGGTTGCAGGTTGGGCATTCACATTTCAAGTGGAAACACGAAACAATATAAATAGATGTCTTACTTAAAACACCTTAATACGGCTTTAAATGACTTTGGCAGGAATGTTATTGCAAAATCGAGGTCTAACCTTACACGCAAAAAGAAAACAGATACTGGACGGCTCTATGCAGGTTTAAGCTACAAAACAATAGTTGGCGAAAAAAGTTCGTTTGTTATTTTTGATTTAGGAAAGTACGGAAACTTTGTTGATAAGGGAGTCAAGGGAAAAGACCCAAGCAAAGTGATCGGAGGGAAAAAAGCAATAAGAGGTCAACAAGCACCTTTGTCGCCTTATAAATTTGGACGAGGTACATTCAAAGGGAGTTTTGATGATTTTGCAAGTAGTGTTGGAGATTGGGCAAAAAGAAAGGGTTACAGATTAAGGGACGAAAAAGGCAGATTTAAAAGAGGAGACTATCAAACCATTGGGAGGATTATAGCAGGGAACATTTATAATAGGGGGATAAAGCCGTCTTTATTTTTTACCAACCCTTATAACGTTTCAAAAAAGAAACTCCCTAAAAAAGCCGCTATTGCGTTTGCAATGGATTTGGCAGATGAAATAAGAGAAGAGTTTTACAAAAGACAAAAAGAACAGAAATGAGCATAATCAATACACGAAGTCCGTATTTTATAAAAGTAATACCAAGTTCTGGAAACTTAATATCAGCAGAAATGCAGTTATACATTTATACAGGAGAGTTCCAGACAACCCCAACAGAGTTAAGATATACATTAACTAAAACACCAATAGGGACAAACAATTTTGTGGTTTTTGAGATTGCTGAATTAATAAAGGATTTTATTGAGTTGGAGTTTGATAGTGACTATAATAGCTATGCAGTATGGGTACGTCCTGTCTTTACCTTGACAACAAGTGCAGGAACAGAAAACCCAACGTCTGTTGATTACATAGGTTTAGACGGCTACGGATATTTTGAGGAGGGTGTTAATCCAAGTTTATCACAAGACCTGTTAATGTCAAATAGAACATTATACATATTGAATGGGAGTGATTTGCACGTACCAATTTATGCACAGACAAATACAACAGTTGATTTTTATTGCGAAGACGAGTTAGTCAATACTGAAACGCTTACAACATCAACCAACACAGACGATATGATCGTTTATGCTCAACTTGAAAATGTTGAGGATTACCAAAATAGAGTTGAAACGGCAGGAGGGACTTTTGTTGGGAGCAGTTGTTTAACATCTTTTATGGAGGAATTGGAGAGTTGCGTTACCAAAGTGGTAATTAACACACCAACAACTACCAAGACGGTTGATGTTTATTATTTAGATGAGTGTAGGTATGTACCATACAGGGTTACTTTTGTGAACAAGTTCGGTGCATTTCAAGACATTTGGTTTTTCAAAAAGTCAGTAGAAAACACAAGAGTAAAAGGAGAGGAGTACAAGGCGAGTATATTCAGCCAAGCAGATTTGTCATACAAAACATACCAACATCAACAACAGTCTTTTATGGTTAATGGTCAAGACACCATTACAATGAATACAGGTTTTGTGAATGATGACTACAATGAAGTGATCAAACAATTAATGTTAAGCGAACAGATCTGGTATTTAGATAATGGACAGACAATACCTGTTAATATTAAGACAAAAAATGTAAGATACAAGACAAGTAGAAATGACAAGTTAGCAAATTATACAATAGAGTTTGAAAGGTCGTTTGACATAATAAACAACATAAGATAGTGCAGAGCATTCAATTATACATAGGGAGTCAGAGGTTAGATGTTTTTAAGGACGAGAGCGTATCTATTACACAAACCATACAAGATGTTAAAGACATTCAAAAGGTATTTACAGAGTTTACCAAAACATTCACAATTCCTGCTTCAAAAACGAATAATAAAGTATTTAAACACTACTATAATTTCGATATAGACGGTGGTTTCGATGCGAGGTTAAAAGTTGATGCTACGTTAGAATTAAACGACCTACCTTTTAAAAATGGAAAAGTCAAGTTAGACGGAGTCGATTTAAGAAACAAAAAACCATACGCATACAGAATTACTTTTTTTGGCAATACTGTTAGTTTAAAGGATATTATAGGCGAGGACAAACTAGGATCATTACCGTTAAACCAATATAACGACTCCTATTCAGCAGATGAGGTTATCAACAAATTAGAAGATAATCCTGCAACAAATGATATTATTTGCCCACTAATCACACACACGCAAAGGTTGTTTTATGATAGTGGAATTACAGAAGCAAATTCTGGAAATCTTTTTTATAGTAGTACGTTACAAGGAGTGCGTTGGGACAATTTAAAATATGCGTTAAGAGTGCCGAGAATAGTTGAGGCAATTGAGAGTAAATACGGACTGACATTTAGTACAGATTTTTTTAATGATACCAACCCTACGTATAACGATTTGTTTATGTGGTTGCACAGAAAAAAAGGCGAAGTAGCAAAAGATGAGCAAATACAATTTTACGAAACACTTATTGAGTTTCCGTCAGATTACCAACAGTTTGCATTTGTGGTTGATAATGAAATTTCTTTTATACCTTTTGAAAATTACTATTGTGATATTGATTTAAGAATACAAAGAACAAACAATGAGCCAATTCAAATTGTAATTTATGAGAATGAAGACATTATTTACCAGTCAGCAACTTGGACAGGAACAAGTATTAACATTGATCTAGATAGTAGGGCAACAGATTTGCGAAATAATTTTAAAGTTATTATTAAGCACACAAATACAGTTACGTTTACAAACATATTTTGGGATATAGATTGGAGACCATTAGGAGTACCTATCGGTTGTTCAAATGAGAGGTGGGAGGCAGACACTATACAGATTGTACCTGTAACAGAATTTATTATACCTCAACAAATCCCAGAAATGAAAACCATTGATTTTTTGACAGGATTGTTTAAGATGTTTAACCTAACCACATTTGTCGAAACAGACGGAACAATATATGTGGATACGTTAGACAATTATTATACAAATAAAAGATCTATTACAGGTGCTTATGATATTAGCCAATACATTGATGTTAAAAAGAGTCAAGTTGATGTAGCGTTACCATATAGACGAATTAATATAGGTTATAAAGATACAGACACTTTTTTCTCTGCGTTCCACCAACAACTATTTGGATCAGAATGGGGTGAGGAGTTTTACCAACAAAGTGTTGGAGGTAGGTTTGTTGACGGAAAAATATACAACATACAAGCACCCTTTGGGCATATGAAGTATGAACGACTTATTGATGTTAATGATGAAACAGATACTACAATACAATGGGGTTGGAATGTAGATGACAACCAAGAGCCATACAAGGGAGATCCACTATTGTTTTACCCTGTTTATAACACCATAAAAGATGACGGACAAAATAAAAGTATAAACATAGTTACATTGATTGACAACAATGGAGATTTTTTAAGTATTTCAAACGCAAGTGGTCAAATAAATATGCCGTCAAATAGCAGAACATTTAATGCAGCAGTTTCATCGGAAAATATAAATTTCAAACCAGAAGTAAACGAGTTTACACGTACTACTGCATTTACAGACACATTATTTGAGAGGTTTTACAAGACCTATATTCAAGACATATTTAATCCAAAAAGAAGATTAACAAAAGTCACTGCATATCTACCATTAAAAATCTTGTTAAATTTCACATTAGCAGATAGGTTTGATATAAATGGCAGGAGGTATTTAATAAATAAAATTACCACAAATTTAAAGACAGGAGAAAGTAAAATTGAACTATTAAACGAGGTATGATAAAAAATATATTACAGGTTTTACCACATTGTAATGGAGAAACCGAAAACATAAGAATAGCACAAGGTAAAAATAAATTACCTGTTACATTAAAGGACGGATATAAACAACTTGTAAAAGAGATACAATGGCTACGGAAAAAATAATTATAAAGATTGAAACAGGCTCGGCATCTAAACAGGTTGGCAAGTTAAACAATGAATTAGGGAAAACCAATAAGTCAGCTAAAAAAACAAGCAAGGGTGTTGGAGGAATATTTGGAGGCATCAAACAAGGTGTATTTTCAGCTATACCTGCTTTAAATTCGTTAAAAATAGCGATGATAAGCACAGGAGTTGGTGCTTTGGTGGTTGGAGTAGGTGCATTGGTTGGAGTGTTCGCAAAGGCGGCTCAAAAGGGCGCAGAATTTAGCAAAGGAGTTTCTACTTTACGAGCAGTTACAGGAAAGACGGCAGAAGAGTTGGAGGCGGTTACTAATCAAGCAAAACAATTAGGAGCAACAACGGCATTTACGGCTAAACAAGTTTTGGATTTACAGACCGAATTAGCGAAGTTAGGTTTTACGATTGATGACATTCAGAACTCAACCCCTGCGATATTAGATTTGGCGGCATCTTTGGAGGTTGATTTAGCAAGTGCGGCGGCTTTTGCAGGTGCTACGGTCAAAGGTTTTGGTTTATCAACAGAGGAAACACAAAGAGTTGTTGATGTTATGGCTTTATCAACAAGTCGCTCGGCATTAGATTTTGAGAAGTTAAGAGAGTCAATGAAAATGGTTGCCCCTGTTGCGAGTGCGGCAGGTGTGTCGGTTGAAAAAACTACGGCTTTATTAGGTGCGTTAGCAGACAGAGGGATTTCTGGATCAATGGCAGGGACAGGGTTATCAAAGACCTTTATTGAATTGTCAAAAAAGGGAATGACTCTGGAGGAGGCAATGGACAAGGTAAACAACTCGTCAAATGGATTGAATACGGCTATTGAGTTGGTGGGGATTAATGGTGCAAAGTCGTTACTTAACTTGGCATCAACAGGTAAAGATCAACTTAATGATTTAGAAAGTCAATTTTTAAATGCAGAGGGATCAGCACAGAAAATGGCAGAAGTTCGTTTGGATAATCTGGAGGGAGATATGACTAAACTCGGCTCTGCTTGGGAGGGGTTTTTATTAGGTATTGAGGACGGATCTGGACCGATAAACGATTTACAGAGAAACGTAGTGCAGGGGTTAACTTGGGCAATTTCAAATTTGGGGTTTGTTGTTGATGTAATTGCGTTTGCGTTTAATGAAAGGTGGACGGAGATGAAGTTATTTGTTGGCGGTGCTACTGACATTATGGTTGGTTATTTGACAATATTAGGAAACGGCATAAAATTGTTTGCAAACGAGGCGATGTTAGCGTTAGCAGATGTGCCGATTATTGGGAAAGCTATTGACAAGGCAGAAGTTGAGGCAAATATCAATGAGGCAAAAGATGCATTAGTCAAAGGAACGGAGAGAATACAAGCAGGAGTTGAGAAGTTTAAACAGGCGGCAGTTAATCGTGTAACGGCTATCGCAAGATTTGCCGCTCAACAAGAGGGTAAAGCAGAGAGAGTCCAACAAGCCAAAGAAAATAAGAAATTACAAGAACAAAAGAAACAACAAGAGGCAGAAAGTGAAGAGGACAGAAAAAAGAGATTAGAAGAGAGAAAAAAGGAGTTGGAGAAATTAGCCAAGATTGAGCAGAAATACGCAAAACAATCGGAGGATTTACAAGACACCACAGATCTTGCAAAGGCACAAAGAAAAAGAAAAAGAGCGTTAGAAGAAATTGAGGCACTTAAACTAACAGAAACAGATAAGAGGGAGGCAATAAAGTCGGTTAATGATTATTACGACCAATTAGAGGCAGAGGCGAAAATAAGTGATGACGAAAAGGAAAAGGAGGAGAGAGCCAAGAAACAAGAGGAGAGAATGAGTGAACTCGCTTTAACAAAAGAAGAGGAGGCTTTGGCTTTTGAAGAGCAGAGGTTGTTATTGAATGAGAGAAGACAAGCGATATTAGATGACGAACTGCTTTCGGAGGAGCAGAAAATGGAATTAATGAAAGGGATTGCCGAACAAGAGGCAGAACTTGAACAAGGAAAACGTCAAGAGAAATTACAAACATTAGATAACGTAGTCAAACTCGCAGGAGAGGAGAGTGCTTTGGGGAGAGCGGCATTAATTGCAAAACAAATGATGGCGGCAGAGGAGTTGTTAATTGATTTGGGAGTGTTGAAGTCAAAAGCAACAAAGGCAACGGCAGAGGCAAGTTTGCAAGGTGTTGAGAGTGGAGGATCTGTTGCGACAGGTTTTTCAAAAACATTAGCATTAGGGTTTCCTGCGGCGATACCTGCATTGGTAGGTTATGGAGTTGCGGCGGCAGGGATTATTTCTGGAGTAATGAGAGCCACAAAAAAGACAAAGAGTGTTGCGAGTTCGTTGGGTGGTCAAGTGAGAGGCGGAAGTGCATCACCGAGTACAAGTGTTGGCGGTATTGGAGGAGGTCAAGCACAAGCACCTGCATTTAATGTAGTGGGAGCAAGTGAAACAAGTCAATTAGCCGAAGCAGGTAGCAGGTCAGACACAACAACCAATACAGGCATACGTTACCTCAAATGACGTAACATCTGCACAGAGTTTAGATAGGAACATTGTACAGGAGGCAGGACTCGGTTAAACACAAAAAATAAAAAATAAAACGTTATACAAATATGAAAATAGTTGAGTTAATTTTAGACGAAGAGCAAGACAATTTTGTTGAGGCAATTTCTGTTGTAGAAAACCCTGCGATTGAGGAGGATTTTGTTGCATTAAAAACAGAAACAAAGGAGTATAAATTTGCCGAAGTAGATAAGGACAAGAAAATACTTATTGGACCAATATTGATCCCTAACAAACCAATTTATCGAAAAAATGGAGATGAAGAGTATTACATTTATTTTAGTAGAGAGACGGTGCGAAAGGCTTCACAACTATACTTAAAACAAGGTAACCAAAGTAACTCCACTTTGGAGCATAATAGTGCGATTGAGGGTTTAACGCTTGTTGAGAGTTGGCTTGTGGAGGACAAAGAAAATGACAAATCCAATATGTACGGAATGGATTTACCATTAGGGGACTTGGGTTGGAGCAGTAAAGGTTGATAACGATGAGGTCTGGAATGATTATGTAAAAACAGGCAAGGTCAAAGGTTTTTCTATTGAGGGCTACTTTGCTGATAAGGCTGAATTAAGTCAAGTAAATGAGGAGGAATTATACGCAGACGAGGTTTTAAAGGAATTAAAGGACGTTTTAAGAGGTGTTCAGTTGGAAACGTATAATGATTATCCACAAGGAGCAGTAAACAATGCAAAACGGGCAATAAAGTGGAAAGAGGAGAATGGAAGTGATTGCGGAACACAGGTGGGTTGGACGAGTGCAGGGACAGTTGAGTCGAAAAGAAAAATTTCAGCCGATCAACGATTGCAAGAATGGCAAGTTTTAAAAGACATCAACAGAATAAAGATGTACCTTATTCAGAGGGTTGCGGTGGTTTAATGTGGGATGCTTGGGGAGGCTCGGCAGGTGTAAATTGGGCAATCAGTAAATTAAAAGAAATTGACAATGCGTAATAGAGTATTTAAAACACCAAGCAAATCGAGTCCAAAAAACGGACGACAGGCTTGTTTATGTCCAGACGGAACATATAGCAAAAAATGTTGTGACGGAAGTTTACAGGCACAAGGTATTGGAACTATTGTGAGAATAACAAACAATCTATTACAGGAGAATGGTTTTGATTTGTTACAAGAAAATGATTACAAAATAAAATTATAATGGCAGACAAGAGAATAAGTGAACTACCTATCGCAACAGCTTTACAAGGTAGCGAGGAATTTGTTTTTGTTCAAGGTAATGAGTCAAGGAGAGTCAGTTTGAACGAAATAGACAACCGAGTAATAGGACACGATTTAACAGTAAGTGCAGATACTACTATAAACCTCAACGATAGTCAGTATAGCGATTGGAAGTTAATAAGGTTGCAATGGAGTGGAGCGTCAGGTACTATGACCTTAAACCTACCACAAGCATCGGAAAATAGAGCAATTAGAATAATAACTGATAGAACTTTTGAAACAAATACAAGAGTAAATCTAACACCCTCTGTTAATAATGAACTGGACGGCAGTACTGATGTTTACGAAATCAATAAAGCGTACGAGGGCATTTATATTTGGAGTAGTGGAGACGAGTGGTTTATTATTCAGAAAAAGGCTTAAACGCAAATTTTTTTTTATTAATCGTTAATTAATTATAAACATCAATTTTATGAATGCAACAGAAACATTGAAGAGAGTAAAAGCCATACTTGGCTTAACAGTGTCTTTGGAGCAAATGAAACTTGACAATGGGACTGTGATCGAGGCAGAAAAATTCGAGGCAGGAGAGTCGGTTTTTATTGTTACAGAGGACGAAAAAGTTGCTCTACCTGTTGGCGAGTACGAATTGGAGGACGGAACTAAACTTGTAGTTGAAGAGGAGGGCGTTATTGCTCAATACGGAGACGAAGAGGTTGAGGAAGTCGAAGAGGAGGAAACCGAAGAGGTTGAAGCAGAAGACGAAAAAGAAATGGCATACGTTTCAAAAGAGGAGTTTATTACTGCTCTGGAGGAGATTGTTGCGATGATCGAAGACCTAAAAAGCGACAAAAAAGAAATGTCAGAGGAAACCGAAACAGAGCAAACAGAAATGTCAGAGGTTGAAGAGGTTAAGGAAACAGAGGAAGAAGTTGAGTTAAATGCTCAATTATCAGAACCTGCAACAGAGCCACTAAAACACGCACCAAAAGAGGAGAGCAAATTTACTCCTAAATTTAAATTTAACAAAAATACACATAAGTCGGCTTATGACGTTATAGTCGAAAAAATTAACAATTTTAATAATAAATAAAAATGGCAACAACAACATCAATTACAACTACCTATGCAGGACAGTTTGCAGGAGAGTATATCGGAGCAAGTTTATTGGCTGGTAACACTTTGGCTAACCAACTGATTACAGTTAAACCTAACGTAAAGTTAAAAGAGGTTATTAAGAAAGTGGATTACAGTTCAGCTATCGCTGATGCATCTTGTGGATTTGACGCACAAGGAGGAGTCACTCTAACAGAGAGAATTTTAGAGCCAACTGAATTACAAGTAAACCTTGAATTATGTAAAACTCCGTTTCAATCGGATTGGGAGGCAGAACAAATGGGCTTTTCGGCACACGACTCTTTACCACCAAGTTTTTCGGATTTCTTTATTGCTCGAGTATTGGGCGATATGGCATCAGTAACAGAACAACAAATTTGGTCTGGAGCAGGTACTGCAGGAACATTTAAAGGATTTACCACTCTATTCGGAGAGGCTGATTTTGGAACAGACGGAGGACAAACTATCGCACCTGCGGCAGTTGACGCGGCTAACGTACTTGCTGAATTACGTAAAATTGTAGATGCTATGCCTAATGCTCTTTACGGAAAAGAGGGTGTGCTTCTTTATGTTTCACAAAACATCGCAAGAGCATATGTTCAAGCGTTAGGAGGTTTCGCTGCTAACATCGGTGGTGCAGGTATCGATAACAAAGGTGCTATGTGGTATAATGGAGGTGCAGGACTTTCTATTGACGGAGTTCAAATAGTTGTAGCAAATGGTCTTGCTGATAACACAGCAGTATTGGCTGAAAAGTCAAACCTATATTTCGGCACAGGCTTGCTTGCGGATCACAACGAATTGAAAGTCATTGATATGGCGGACATTGACGGAAGTAAAAATGTGAGATTTGTAGCACGTTACACCGCAGGAGTTCAGTACGGAATTGCATCGGATATCGTTTATTACGGAGCATAATTTTCAAGGGGTGGGGAAACCCACCCTTTTATTAATCTTTTAAAAAAAAATAACAAATGGCTTGTACACTAAACAAGGGACGATTAGAGCCCTGCAAGGATAGCGTTGGAGGATTGCAGGCAGTTTATTTTATCGACTACGGAACATTAGGAGCAATCAGTTATGCTACCGATAGTGATGAGATTACTGCATTGGCAGGAACACCTACGGCTTTCAAATATACATTAAAAGGAAACTCTAATTTAGAGCAAACAATTACATCAAGTCGTGAAAACGGAACTACTTTTTACGATCAGTTAATTACTTTGACTTTGAAAAAATTGAGTCCACAATCACACGACGAATTAGCGTTGATCGCAGTAGCAAGACCTCACGTAGTTGTTGAGGATAATAACGGAAATGCCTTTTTGGTAGGTCTGGAATGGGGCGCAGACGTGAATGGCGGTACTGTTGTAACAGGTGCGGCTATGGGCGATTTGAGCGGCTACACTTTGACATTACAAGGTATGGAGAAGAAACCTGCAAACTTCTTGCAAGGTGGGGTTTCTGGAGTTGGGATTACAGTTTCTACTAATGAAATTGATGATATTTAATATCAACTAACCAATAATTATAAGAGGGTAGCCGAGAGGTTGCCCTTTTTTTTTACGTTTTTTTTCATTTTTTTTACAAAAGGCTTGTTTTATCAAAAAAAGTTAATATCTTTGTAATGTAATTAATAATAAAAAAAGACAAAATTATGAAATCACAATTTGAAACATCAAAAGAATTTACACAAATTAAAAACCACAAAATGATTGGAAAAACAATTACAAAGTGGGTAACAGGTTTAGAAGTTCAAGCAGTAGTAACAAGAGTTTGGGAGGATAAATACTCAATAACATTTGAAACAACTCACGAACCTGTACAATGGGGAGATGACCAATTTACCAATACAACTTGTTCAATTAGAAAATTTGACGGTTGGATAATAGGAACAGACCACTTAACAAAAGAGGATTTTATAAACTAAAAAAAATAAAAATTAAAAAAAATTATTCGATACCCCTGCAGAAATGTGGGGGTTTTTTTTTGTCTTTATGCAAAAAGTTCTGGTTTTGTCGTTATACAATTATGATAGTATTAAAATCAATAACAGACACACAAACATTCTATATTATTACGAGGGAAACTTCGGTTAATGTGGAAACGATTTTGACTGACGATATTACAGGAACTGAATATACAGGAGTCGGTGTTTATGAATTGCACGGAGATTATTTAAAATGCAGTTTGGATTTTGTCGGTTTATTAGAAAATACTTTTTATACGTTGAGGATCAAAGATACGAACACAGAAAAAATAATTTACAAGGACAAGGTTTTTGTTACAAACCAAGTGATCGATCAAGTCAATCAAGACAGTTACACAATTAATAAAGATCAGTACAAACCTCAACCAACAAGCAATAATGATTACATAATATTATGAGCAGGAGAAAACCAATACAAGGCAAGGTCAATGTTGTCAATTTAAGTAATTATACGAGCCCAAATATTCAAGTCCAGAAAAACGAGGATTGGGTAACGTATGGAGACAAGAACGAATATTTTAATTATTTATTAGACAGATATTCTGGCAGTCCAACAAACAATGCTATTGTGAATGGTATTAGCCAAATGATATACGGCAAGGGACTCGATGCAACGGACTCTAACAAGAAACCAAATGAATATGCGGAGGCAATATCGCTTATAAAAAAGGATTGCGTTAGGAAGTTAGCAAATGACCTTAAATTAATGGGACAATGTGCTATTCAAGTTATTTATTCAAAGGATCGAAAAAAGATAGCACGAGTAGAGCATCTACCTGTTGAAACAATCGCAATTGAAAAATGTGATGAGAACGGAGATGTAAACGGATATTACTATTTCCACGATTGGGCGAAGTATAAAAAAGGAGATGAGGTTACAAGAATACCTGCATTTGGCACGAGTAGTGAGTCAATCGAATTGATATACGTTAAACCATATGTTGCAGGACATTATTACTTTTCGCCTGTTGATTACCAAGGTGGCTTACAATATGCAGAGTTGGAGGAGGAGGTTTCCAATTACCACCTAAACAACATAATGAACGGCTTGGCACCAAGTATGTTGATCAACTTCAACAACGGAGTACCGAATGAAGAGGAGAGGGAACTAATCGAAAGACGTATTTTAGAGAAATACAGTGGCAGTTCCAATGCAGGGAAATTTATACTTTCCTTTAACGAGAACGTAGACACACAGAGTAGTATTGAGGCAGTTCAATTATCGGATGCTCACAACCAATATCAGTTTTTGAGTGACGAGTCAATGCGAAAAATTATGGTTGCTCACAGAGTAGTGTCGCCAATGTTGTTAGGAATTAAAGACAATAGCGGTTTAGGGAACAATGCAGATGAATTAAAGACGGCTAGCACATTAATGGACAATACGGTTATCAGACCATTTCAAGAGTTGCTAATCGAAGCTTTTGACGAAATTTTGGCATTCAATGGAATTAGCTTAAACCTATATTTTAAAACATTACAACCATTAGAATTTACCGAGATTGATAGCGAACTTGTGGACGATGAAACACAGGAGGAGGAAACAGGAGTTAAGATGTCGGAACAAGTCGAATTAACAGACGAGATTTCTACGGCTATTTTAAACAACCTAAAACACGATGAGATTGGCGATGAGTGGGAGCAGGTCGATGAGGTCGAGTGTGACGGAGAAGAGTTTGACGATGAGGTTTGGGCGAATTATTTATTAAACCCAAAACAAAATTTGGCTCAAAAATTAGCAGGGTATGTTACCCCAAAACCAAGCGGATTTAGTTATTTGGACAAATCGTTTTATAAGATACGTTATAAGTATTTTCAGAAAAAACAAAGTTCTGGAGATAGTCGAGATTTTTGCTCTACAATGATGAGCAGATTTGATAGTAAAGGCTACCCTGCGGTTTATCGTTTGGAGGATATTGACAAAGCAAGTCGAGAGGGTGTTAATAGTGAGTTTGGACATAAAAGCCAACCCTACGATTTATTTAAATACAAAGGAGGACCATATTGCCACCACGTTTGGAAAAAAGTTTTGTTTAGATTGGTTGACAAGACAATTGAGAGTCCAGAGTTTGCAGATTACAAGAGAACGAGAACAATACCAAAAACATACAATATTAATCCACGAGGGACAAAGGAGTCGATTGTTGCGCCTGTTGATATGCCGAACAATGGACACCACCCAAATTGGGGAGGCGGTAAAAAAGGAAAAAAGAAATAATTATGGCAACGGCATTATTCATAACACCCACAGATTTAAAAAGAAATTCGTTGATAGACGGCAACGTGGACATTGACAAATTTATTCAGTTTATAAAAATTTCTCAACAGATCCACATACAGAATTATTTAGGAGGAGCGTTATACAATAGAATTTCGGAGGATATTAGTAACGGTACATTAGCAGACCCTTATTTGAGTTTAGTTAGTGACTACATAAAGGATATGTTAATACATTATGCAATGGTTGACTATCTACCTTTTGCGGCATACCAAGTGGCTAATGGAGGAGTATTTAAGCACGTTTCAGAAAATAGCGAAAGTGTTACAAAAAATGAGATTGATACGTTGATCGATAAACACAGAAATTTCGCTCAATTTTATACAAGGAGATTTGTTGATTATATGTGCTTTAACAGTACTCAATTTCCAGAGTATAACAAAAACCAAAATGAGGATATGTACCCAGACACAGATGCTAACTTTACAGGTTGGGTTTTATGAAGCGAAAGAGTAAACCAAAAAAGAAAAATATTGAGTTGCTAAATAAGTTTTTAGCTAAATATAAAAAAACTAAAAAATGAGTTTGTACAAGGATGCAAGTATTGTTTTTATACCAAGCGGATATGACACAGGAAAATTGTTTTGTCCACGTCCCAAAGACGGAGGTGCAGATTTAGATTTTGCAAGAACAGGTAGTGCGTGGAGGATAAAAGATGACGGCTATATGGAGGTTGTTTCTGGATCAGAACATACCACGTTTAGATTACACAAAAAGCAGTTGCCCTGCATTGTTGCAAGAACCAGAAAGCACAAACCTTTTTAATTGGTCAGAGAATTATGGCTATCAATGGCAAAAGAATGGAGTAACGGCAACACAAACGACTGATGTAAAGGATTTGTTTGGGAATAATAAAGCAATAAAATTACAAGTAGTCAATACAGGTGGTGCAGGATCTGCTTCGCTTTACAAAC